GGAGCCTTGCTTGAAGTTGAGGTTGACGATGGGACCGGAGCCACCCACTGCCCCACCCCTGTTGTAGGGGACTGCGGAGTAGTTGTCCGCAGCCGGGATCACAGCCTCACCACGGTGGAGGAGAGCTAGCTGGGTGCGTGAGATCAACTGGGTGCCACGGGCGTAGCCCTGACCCTTAGACCCCAGGATGTTTTGGGCGTACTTGATCCGGTTCGCCATGTTCGGCTTACCAGCCGCCTCATAGCCGGTCTCAAAAATGGTGGTGGCGTCGGTGACATTGGCACTCCCCTTTAGGGAGGACAGCACGCTGCCGTAGCTGCCGCTTAGCTCCTGCCACAACCAGTCCAACTGGGTCGCCAGGCTCCAGGGGTCACGGTTCTGGCCCTTGGCCCAGGCCGTGAGCGCATCCCAGCGTTGACCTGACCCTGGACCCGTGCCCCATTGGGCAATGCCTCGCCCAGGCCCACCCGATTGCTGCGACTTGGGGTTGACACCGGACTCCTGAGCCAGGTTGCCCAGCACACCGGCTGCCTGGTAGTCCTTCAAGCCTTTGCCGATCAGGAAGTTATACGCCTGCTGGACGTTCCCACTCCCGGTCAGGTTGGTGGGTGTGCCAGCACCAGTCCCACCTGAGCCACCGGAGGTGGAACTGCTCGACCCACTCTGACTGGAACCTGTGTTGGAGAACAGGTAGGACATGTCGACGCCCTGGCCGGATTGGCGTTGGTAGTTCCAGGCGTATGGTCCTTTGCCCCCGGCCCCGCCAGCCCCAGCCGCTCCACCACCACCCATAGTCTGAGCCGCCGCTGGAGTACCACCGAAGAAGGTAGCGAGGGCAGTGCTGATCGCTGCACCACCAGGGACCGCACCCAGGATGCTGCCGAAGATGCCACCGATGCCCTTCTTATGCTGAGTGGGCACGCCCACCCCACCCTGGCCCTGGCCCTTACTGCTGAACATCGCCAGCATGGTGCCCTCTTGGGGCTTCTGTGTGAGCAGATCGAGGGCACTACCCTTTGGCGGATTTTTCAGCAGCGACAGATCGCCATCACCATCAGTCTGCTTCTTCTTGTGGTGACCGAACAGTCCACCAAAGACACTGCCAATGCCATGGCCGATGCCACCGATGACATCTTCCGCACCACCAATGATGCGCTTGCCGCCAATCCCACCCAACAGTGCGCCCAGGGGGCCACCCAGGAGCATGCCCATCATTGCGCCGCCCCCGCCACCCTTGCCAAACATGTCGCCAATGCCATGGGTGACACCGTGGAACGCCTTCTTGCCCAGGCCGATGCCGCCCTTGATCAGACTGGGGCCGAAGGTGGTGAGCGCCATCATGGCAGCGATACCAACCGGGCCACCAAGCAGGCCACCAGCCAGGTCTGCAAGCCCGCCTTCAGCACCCAGGGCACCCAGGCCAGCCAGCCCACCCTTGAGGCCGAGCTTCTCCAGCAGGCTGCCTGCCCCGCCCTTGAGCGTGGCACCTATACCCTTCTCTCCGATCTTGCTGATCAGCCCACCCTCACCGCTGAGGCCAATCCTCCCGGCCAGGTTGCCGATGCCTTTGCCCAGGCCCCCGATGCCCTTACTAAACAGACCCCTGAACCCAGGGTTCTCCATGCCCAGCTTCTCGCCCTCGCTCGCTACGTCCTTGCCGAGGATCTTGCCCAGGAGGTCTCGGATGCCACCCTCTTCGCCACCTCGCATCCAGCCTTTGGCCTTGCCCCACAGGTCTCCGAGCTTGCCCTTGCCACCCTGGAACAGGTTGCCGAGATTGCCGGTCATGCCGCTGGTATCGCAGCCGAAGCAACCCATCAAACTGCCCAGGAATCCCTTCTTCCCACCTCCAGCTACGGCATCCTCAACGGCTGCCTCAGTTTCACCGACTGCGCCGCCACCCTTGCCCATCTTCTTGAACAGCCCACCGAAAAGACCGCCGCCTTTACCACCGGTTCCCTTGAACTTGCCGTACAGTTTTTTCCCAGCCCACAGACCGGCTCCCAACTCCAAGGCCCCACCGACCATGCCACCCGGCCCACCAGGACCAGGGATCAGGCGGGTGATGAAGTTCCCCAGTTCCCCGAGAGGACCAGTGAGATGGGTGGCTGCACTGAGCAGTTCACCAGCGGCATCGTTCAGTCGCTTGGCAGCGTCAGCCAGAGCAGGCTCAGCCTGAGACTCGATGCGAGACTTCGCTGACTGGGCCGTTAACTGGGAGTAGTACGGAGTGTTCCCCAGGGGCGTCTGCTTGACCCCCTTGGAGGTACCGAGGTCAGGCATGCCCTGGCCCATGGCATTGACCTTGCCCTGCTTCTGCATACCCAGCCGGGTAAGGGCGTACTGCATGAAGCCGTAGTACTCGTCGGTACCCGGCTCGATGCCCAGGGCCTGGAGGTTGACCGCACCGGGCGCACCCGGCTGCATCATGGCCTCAAAGGTCTTGGCATCAATCTTGTTGCCCATGGTGAGGCGATTAAAGATCTGGCCGTAGATCTGCTCCGGTGTCTGCATCTGACCACCAGGGCGGAAGTTCATACCGAGGGCCACAGCCCGGTTCAGCACAGGGGCTTGCTGCAAGGCGTTCTGCGCCGCCATGGCACCCTGACGGGACATGCCAGGGACCATGGTCATCAACTGGTTGGCACCCCGGTTGATGGTCGACCAGTTCTGAGTGCCAGGCGCAGCACCCATGTTCATCATGGCGTAGTAGTTGGCCTGGGCGTAGTCCTGGGGGTTCTGCGCCAACGTGCCACCGGGCAGGACATACAGGCTCTTGGCGCTCACGCCAAAGGCCGGTCCCTCCATCTGACCGATGGTGGCTCCCTGCACCGCAGCCGAGACCATGCCCCGGCCATAGCCAGAGGCGAAGTCAATGGCCTTGCCCGCCATGGCAGGCAGGATCGACTCCGCTGCCCGCCCCCACATGTTCTGACCCTGCTGGGCTTGCGCCTGGGCTGCTGTTTGCTGTGGTAGGTCTTGGCCCTGCTTCGCCGGGGCCGGGGCCGCTGCCGGGGGCATTGAGGGATTGCCCTGGAAGGGGCCTGCACTCGGCTTCTCTGACGACGGTGACCAGCCTGGCCCTGGCACATACACACCAGCCGCACCGGTTCCACCTGAGCCACCGTTGCCACTGGCTCCAGGTGTGGGCTGGGCACCCGCTCCCATGCCCCCGCCTCCACCACCCCTGCCACCCATAGCTGCCTGGGTCTGCTGGATGTTCTGCTGGAGACCGGACAGCTTGGTCGACAGATCCTGGATGGCCGTGGAGATCTGGCCGATGCTGTTGGCTGCGGACGTGCCGAAGGAACTGAACGTCTGCTGGACAGCGTTCAGTTCAGTAGCGATGCTCTTGATGGCCCCTGCGAATGCAGTCGGCCCCTTGCTGTCAAACAGCCCGATGCCGTAACCGTCAGCCATTTATCTCTGGCCTTCCAGTACTACGTCCACCCAGTGCTTGCGCTCTGGATACGGCATGGTCTTGATCTCGGACAGGTTCCAGCCCTGGAACTTCTCAGAGATCCTGCGGTACTGGAGATAAAGGAGATCGAGAGGGGTGAGGTCGTTAACGAAATAAATCGACAAGGCTCACTGTGTAGTTCGCCTCTCGACCGCATTCGGTACATGTGACCCCCACCTCCTCCATCTGCGGACCAGGCTGGGCATCGCCCATGGCCTGAACGATCTTGCGCCGGTCAGCCATGCTCATCTTCTGCGAGACATGGCCTGCCACCGGGGCACCGTCGAGCCTGCGGATGCACCGGTCGATAGCGATGGTCACCTCTTCGGGGCCGGTCCTGTTGCCATCGCCCACCATCTCCAACTGGGTGGCCCCATCGAGCAGGGCCACGTTGGCGATGTGCCCGTTGCGAAGCTCGACCTCGACCTCCTGCACCATCGGGTTATCAAGAGTCTTGATAGGGATGGAGTCCAACTCCACGATGGTGCCGAAGGTGGCCCCGCACAGCTTGCAGGGGAAGTCGGGCACCTCCCAGTCGGTACCGAAGGTGAGCATGCGGACTGCCAGGATGAGCGCCGCCCGGTCACCGGTCAGCATCTTGGAGAGCAGCCCAGGCGGGATCGGGTCGATCAGCCCTACTGACAGGACGCACCGCTTGAGGAGGAGGTCGACCACCTTGGGCACGTTGACGGTGGGGCTGCGTAGCTCCCTCGCCATCGCTTCCTCGTCGGCCCCGTTGATCTCCCTGATCCGGCACTCCGTATGCAAGACGCCATCGGCATCGATGTAGCCACCAGGCAGGACGGTGGTGTCGGCTGGCAGTGACGGCATGAGAGGTACAGAAGGCTCCAGGGCCTTCTGTACCTCAGCCGTAGCCTCTGCCGACTCGGCTTCCAGGATCTTTGGTTCAAATACGCTCATAGTGAAGCTGACGTGCTGAGGAACTTACCGACATCCTGAGGCGCACAGATAACGCCCCATCCCTCATGGGCGAGGGTCAGGTTTTCAATGAACACGGCATTGCCACCCGCTTCCAGGTCACTGAATGAGTAACCCATGGGCCAGCAGTTCTGCACCACGAAGCGTGCCTTGATCGGCGGCGGGCTGTCCTTACCAGCGGCATAACCCGTTGTGGTGATGGGGTGTTCCAGCACGTCGATGGTCAGACCCACTCGGAAGTTGGTGGTGGGACTGCCGAAGCCGCCACCGATATTGACGGCAAAGATCTGGCCGAACCACTCGTAGATTTCGTTGGTACCTGCACCACCGACGGCTCCATTGATGATTGGAGCAGCCATGAATCCCCGAGTAAATGTCAATGGACCGAAGTCAGATTGGCCCGGCATTTTTCTCGTAGTTGTGTTGTTACCACCCTCCCTATATGGGATTACCTCGTTGTTCACAGCTAGACCGGAGACAGCCATGAAGCCCATGCGAGGCAGGGTGGGGATGTTCGGATGGTTGATGCTGACGTTGAACCTGAAGTTCCGCAGCGGGTCAGAGTTGAGTCCTCGACTGGTCATGGTTCCTCCTACGTGTTGGATATGTCCAGGCTCTGACCGCCAGCCCATTGGCCGATCTTGATGACCACGAACTCGGCGGGGAACTGGAGGGCCACGCCCACCTCGACGTTGACGATGCCCTGCTGGATGGTGGAGATGGTGTTGTTGGTGCCGTCACAGGTCACATAGAACGCTTGCGCCGCACTCATGCCTGACAGGCCACCGCTCTGCCAGAACTCGTTCAAGAACTGGGACAGCACCGAGGTGATGTGGTTCCACAAGACCCAGTCGTTCGGCTCAAAGACAGCGAACTTGGTCATAGCGATCATCTGGCTGGAGAGGTAGATGATGCTGCGCTCCACCGACACGTACCGAGTGACCAAGTAAGCCGACAGGGTGCGTGCCCCCCAAATGACCACGCCTGACCCAGGTACCGAGATCAGGCAGTTGACATTGGCCTGGTTCAGGTTGCCCTGGTCGGTGTTAGTCATCACCCCAGTCGGTTCCACCCCATAGACACCCAGGAGGGAGGTACCCAGGCCAGCCGGGGCCTTGGCAACGCCCCTGGTCTGATCGGTCTGGATGTACATGCCCGACACGAACCCACCTGGAGGGATCGTCCTGGTCGACCCCGCCGTGGGGTTGTACGGGTCAGCGATGACAAGCTGCGGGTAGTAGACCGCCGCCTTCTCGGTACGGAAGCTCAGGTTCAAGGCCCAGGTCTGCATGGCCGTAGGGGTGTACGCCGGGGGGCAGTCCAGGACCAGGAACACATTGCCCCGGTTCTGCGCCAGGCCCACGATGGGACCGACGATGGTGGGGTCGACCACTCCACACAGGTTGACCACGAAGGGCTGATCGGGGAACTGATCGAGCAGACTGAATGCCGTCTGATAGTCGGTGGGCTGAGGCGTCGGAGGTGCAGCCGGGGGCGATCCCGTGCCGTCGAGGCCACCGGCCAACTGGACAGCAGCAATGGGCTTGGGGTTGTTGGCGGGCGGGAGGGTGGCCGAGGCACCACCAGTGGGCTGAGCCAACTGGATCCACCTGGAGCCGCTGTAGGAGTTGTTCACCATGCCCAGGGCGTAGTTGGCCTGGCCCTGGTAGTTGGAGTTGATCACCATCGACATGTTCCGCCACTGCTCCACCACGTTGGCCGGGGACGGTGTACCGGTCCCACCTGGCAGGTAGTGGACGACGATGTTGAAGGTCAACGTAGGCGTGGTCGGAGTGCTGCTGGCCGATGACTGGTCGCCTGCGGTGACATCGACGTAGATGTTGTTGCTCCAAGAGCCAGGGTTGGCAGCCGAGACCTTGAGGGTTTGCAGCGGGGTGGCAGCCTGGTCCATCAGCGTGGTCGACGCTGCCACCGGCATGGACGCTGCTGTGGTGATGCGGATGACGACGGCGCTCGTCCCACCGGCAGAGAAGTAGCTGTAGACCGCCAGGTGGAGAGGGCTTACGGGGCTGTTCAGTTCAAAGCCACCGAACCAGCCCACGAAGTCCTTCCAGGAGGAGACAACGGTGGGCACCAGCGGACCCCGAGGGGCCTGCCCGATGAAGCAGGCAACCGCATCACCAGGCGTGGAACTGACGAAGGTGGGGAAGGAAGAGGTGTCGATGTAGACGCCTGGGCGGGAGAGGCTGACGGGCATATCACGCTCCTGCTGTTTCGGATTGGTACTGACCGTGAATCTCGCCGGGAAGCACCTGGGGCGTGTCCCCGATGGCACTCACCGCACGCTTGCCCCATACCGTGATGCCGCTGCGGCGCTCGACAAGATCGAGAACCACCTTGGCGACACGGGTAGTGGCAATGGGCAGCATGGCCTCGACCTCAGTCGAGATCCTGACTTGGTAGATCTGACGGAAGAGCCGCTTGTCGGCCTCCATCGAGTTGGTGCGGGTTACCCCCATGATGGTGATCCGACGCACCGTGCCACCAGGACAGGTCATCTGAGCAAAGCGAGGATGCAGTCGACCCAGGGCCAGGGTGCCGCAGATCTGGCTGATGTGTTGGTTGATGCGGGTGCTGACCGTCACCGAGTAGTCGAAGTCCATGGGGATCGGGTACTCCATGAACACCCAATCCGGCCAAGGGATGTTTTGGAGGTAGCGATAGCCGACTGGCACCCAGCCTCGATGCTCTCGCTCATGGGCCACCCGTTCTGACATGAAGTTGATGGTGATATTTGGGTAGGTCACCCTCCTCTCTTCACGTTCAGGGTTCATAAACCACACCGGCACTGGGCGGGGCGTCGTCGGGCTGGAGTTGATGTCAGTGACCGTGACTCCCTGGAGCAGGGATTTCAAGCCCATGTCCTCTTCGGTGTAGAGGCCCAAGAAGGGAGGGTTGGGATCGGTGTCGTACTCAGGGTTGACGATGGTCATTTCAGGGACGCCGCCAGTTCTGAGTAGAACTCCTGCTCGACATCCCCGGCCTGCTTCTCCAGGTCCAGGGCCACGTCAGCCACCTGGAAGACCTCATCCATCCGGTGGGCACGGGGCAGGAGAGGGTCACCGGGCGGGATGCCCACGTAGACGTTGGAGTTGTCGTCCCACACCCTGAAGCCGTTACCCACGTCCCGGTACTGCTCGATGGTGGGTTCCCCATAGACCAGGGTCCGCATGTTCCGCCGAAGAATTTCTCCAGCCGTCTTGGCCGACTGCACTACCACCTGAGGCTTCGCCATTTTCTCGTACTGGCGTGCGGCCTTACCCAGCATCTCCACGTCGCCTTTGTTGACGCAGTTGAATAAAGAGGAAGACATTTTCCCTCTGATCGCTGGGCATTTTTCGGCTGGTACTACTTGACCGGCGTTAGCGGGCCGGATAGCTCCAAGCGTAGGTCGGGGTGGCGCACCCCCCTTGACCACCCGAACCTACGCTTGGCTTGTGTCAGTCACTGGGCCGGTATCAGGACTCCCGAACCCGTACGACATCACGGCGGGCCAACCGGGGCAGTACCCCGACAGCGACCAAGGACTCCTGTACCCTCCGGTCGACCCCGGCTCAACGCAGCGGATCGCTCAGATGGCACGGTTGCGTCTGAGGGATCTGCCCCGGCCCTTCCTGGCCCGCCAGACGTGCAGCGGGGTGGCCTGGCGATTTGAGTTGCCAGTGGAGAATGTCGACGCCGGTCTCCAGGTGGTCCTCACCGACACCACGTCGACAGGAACCGTCAATCAGGTCCAGGACCAGGACTACCTCCTCGATGCCCACGGTGGTGTCCTGACCTTCAGGGCTGCGCCAGCCCAGGGCATGCTCATGGTGGCCCAAGGCACCTACTACAGGGACTTTCTGCCTGCTGAGTTGGACCTCTACATCCGCACGGCCTATATCCAGCACACCTACGGGAGTGACCCTAACTGGGAAGGCCAGATCGACATGGGGTACCCGCCCCCGCCAGGCCCACCACCGCTGAACTCGGCGGGCCAGCCCATCTACCCCGGCACCCCGCCCCCCATGATGCTGAATGAGGTGGAGGAATATCCTCTCTCAATTCTGGTCACCATCATGGCCCTGTGGGACATGGCTGTAGGTATGGCCCGACAGCAAGACGTGCATACACCTGACGGGGTCACCATCCCCATCAGCCAGGTGTTCCAGCAACTCATGTCCATGATCAATGCGCTCCAGCAGCAGTACCTGAACCTGTCGAGCGCCCTGGGCGTGGGCCTGTATCGCATCACCCAGTCCAGGCTGCGCCGGGTCAGCCGTACTACGAAGAGGTTGGTACCTATCTTCCGGTCTAAGGAGTACGACGACATCACCTGGCCTCAGCGAGAGATGCCACAGATCGATGTCACGCAGAAGATGTACACCTATCAGGGCACCTGGGATCCTGAGCGGGCCTACAACATCCAGGATCTCATCGACTTTGAGAACCACCGCTATGTCGCCCTCCAACCCAGCACCAACATCAACCCCACCCTGGATGTCAACCCCAAGACCGGGGGCGGGTACTACTGGGCCTGGACCACCATCAACACAGGCTGGGTTGGGTGGTGGTAGGTGGAGGCTCACTACGACGACAGGGATGACGATGACCTTCGGGCGATAGAGGCGGGTCGACGGGCCAGACAGCAGTGGCACCAAGAGCATCGGCTCAACCAGGAGCAGTTCGGTCCTCACCTCCCAGGCCGGGAGCAGAACCCGCACCAGCTAGCTCTACCTGGCATGGAGAAGATGGCTCACCCCTGGGCGGAACACCTGGCCCGTGGCTACACCCTCCAGTACGGGGCGTCGCAGAGCCAGCACCACCTAGAGGCGTGGAACACCGACAATCCTCACTGGCCTGAGAAGGTCGCCACCCTGGACTGGCAGAAGAGGCGAGGCCCTCATGGGCCAGCAGCCCACCCAGGTGAGATCGCCATGGTGGAGAACTACGCAGCCGGTACCCCCAGGGGCCGGGGCCTGGCCGGGGCGCTCATGCGCTCTGCCCACCACTTCAACTTCGGCCAGGACACCGTGCCCATCCACTCTCCCACCCGCTCCTTTGAGGGCGAGGAGTTCGCCAGCAAGACCATGCCAGAACTCAAGCCCGACGTGTGGAACAACTACATCAACAACGAGCGAACCACTGCTCCCGGCAAGCCCTTCGGTGAGGCTGCGAAGTGGCCCGACATGCCTGCGAACATCCATCCCTTCCAGAAGGTGGAGCAGGCCCAGGTGGACGAGAGAAGGACCAGGGTCAGCAACAAGATGAAGCAGGCTCAGTCAGGACAAGGGACACTCTTCTAATGCCTATCTATACCCCCGACTACATCGCCAAGGATCGGGTCATCCGCATGAACGAGGTCATGCGGAACTACCAGCGCACCTGGGGCGAGTCAGTCCTGTGGGCCGAGTACGACGCTCTGGATGCCTCTAAGCACAACGTCTACGACGAGGGTCCGACCCGTGTGTGGTACCCGCCCGTGGTGCTACCGGTGATGTTCCTGGACTTCCGCCAGGACGATCCGATGGACACCGACGAGGGCTTCTACGTCCTGTCGACAGCCAGTGTGTGCTTCCAGGTGACCGAGGCCATGGACCGCTTCCGCATAAATCCCCTCTTCACGGGGGCGCATTTTCGGGACCGGTTTTCCTACGACAACACCGTTTACAGGGTCACAAAATACGAGAAGCAAGGCTTCGTCCACGGCACCTACCTCACCGTGTCTGCTCTAGGCGAACAGGTCAAGCAGGAAGAGGTGGTCAACGACGCCCAGCAGCAGGACTTCTTCGTACAGACGCTGGTGTGGTGATGGGTGACGCCCTGATGATCTGGAACGCACAGACCCAGGTAGTGGTGGTCAAGTACCCCAGGACTGTGCCCATGAACCCGCCCGATCCCTTCCAGGGCTGGACGGCCCAGGAGAAGGAGATGCGGCCCGAGGTACCAGGAGTGACCGCATGACCGTCCAGTACGACTTCTACCTCAGCGCCGGGGCCGACTGGCAGAAGACGGTGCGCCTGCGTGACCCCACCTCGCAGAAGCTCATCGCCCTGGAAGCTGCCGCCATGGAGATCCGCAACACCAACTACGTCCTGGTCATGCGGCTCGACTACCCGAGCAGCCGGTGCGTGGTCCAGGAGGACGGGGCCTCGATCAGCCTGCACATCACCGCTGCGGACTCGCTGGCCTACCTGTCGCAGGGTAACTACCCAGGGGCGGTCCAGGCCGTGGGGGTGTGGGGCATAGGCCGCTCGTTCATCTACGACCTGTTCGTCCTCTACGCCACCGGGGTGCAGGACCGCATCATGCGGGGCTACTTCTACGTTGATCCCAACATCACCCGTGAAGCCCCATTGTCAGCACAGCCCGCACTCGCCATCGGTCAGAGAGGTAGCTATGACTGACGCCATCGTCCTCACCCCCGACGCAGACATCATCGAGATCGTCACCCCTGGTCTACCGGGGCCTCCCGGCCAGCCCGGTCCCCGAGGCCCAGGTGGGGTGCAAGGGCCGCCTGGTGTACCAGGCCCAGTCGGTCCCAGTGGCCCCCAGGGGCCTCCAGGGGGCTTTGTGGTCGCTGCGGTGGTGCCAGACATCAGTCACCTCCCTGCGGCCCCCACAGCGGCTCAGGCGGGTCAGGTGTGGCTGGTTGGTACTACCAGCTACGTCGTCTACTGGTGGAACGGGACGGCCTGGCAGACCCTCAACATCGCCTCCGGTCCCCAGGGGCCTCCAGGACCAGCGGGGCCGACCGGTGCTGCCGGTCCCCAAGGTGTGGTGGGGCCAACAGGGGCGCAAGGGCCGGTCGGAGCCACGGGTGCAACTGGGGGCATGGACCAACTCCTGCCCGCTCAGTGGCAGGACGCCTCCAGCCTGTTGGTCATCCCCTGGAAGCCAGTACCTGGCTTCCTGGTCCAGTACTTAGTAGACGGCTTCGGTGGCTGCCGGTTAAGGGGGGAGGTTTTTTTCCAGGGCGGCAATCCCAGTGACGCCTCGATCATCATGTCCTGCCCGCCAGGCACCACCCCCACGCAGACCGCCACCCTCCTCGCCACTGAGGATGTCATCCCGACACGGGTGTACAGGGTCGACGTACGCACAGATGGCAACATTGTCCTGAGGTTCCCGGTGCCCCAGTCAACGGGCCAGCTTTTCCTCGACAGTCTCTCTTGGAGCAAGGAGTAACCATGTCCGACGTACAAGAACCATCCGAAGAGTCCCAGGCCGGTATCGAGACCGAGAAGTCTGCTGAGATCACCACCCAGCAGGGTGCCGAGATCACTCACGCCGAGCAGACCGGCGTCGTCTGGCCTCCCGAGGCTGGGGATCCCACTACGGGTGAAGCTGCTCATGGAGAGGCCACTCCTGAAGAGGCTGAAGAGGAATAGTGGCTCTCCACCGGGTAGCTATCCCCAGCCCGAACTATTCCTCTAGGGGTGGGGCTGGGGTCAGACTGATAGTGCTGCATACCGCCGAAGGTTCCCGTACGTACCAGTCATTGGGTTCGTATTTTCAGAACCCAGCCAGCCAGGTGAGCAGCCATGTTGGCATCGATGACACAGCCAACACCGTAGGCGAATATGTGCAGCGCAGTGGCAAAGCCTGGACGGCATCCAACGCCAATCCAGTAGCAGTCCAGGCCGAACTCTGTGCCTTTGCCGCCTGGGACAACGCCGAGTGGCACAGGCACCCCAACATGCTGGAGAACGCCGCCACTTGGATCCGAGAGGAGTCCCAAGCCTTCGGCATCCCCATTGTCAAGCTCAACGCCCAGCAGGCCCAGTCAAGTGGCCGAGGCGTATGCCAGCACGTCGACCTGGGGTCATGGGGTGGTGGTCACACTGACTGCGGACCCGCCTTCCCTATCGATGAGGTCATCTCCATGGCGGGCGGATCGGCACCCCCGACACCGACCCCCACTCCACCACCCTCTGGAAAAGCTCCACCTTTCCCTCTGCCATCCGGTTATTACTACGGGCCAGCTTCAGGGCCAACTGAGTCGGTGTCCGGTCAGTACCCGCCCTACGGTGGGCCGAACGGAGCCGCTGGTTTGAAGCAGTGGCAAGGGCAGATGGCAGCCCGAGGCTGGACGATCAGCGCCGATGGCTTCTACGGAAATCAGACCGCTGGTGTGGCGAGACAGTTTCAACAGGAGAAGGGTTTGTCGGTCGACGGGTTGATCGGTTCTCAGACTTGGTCAACGGCCTGGACTGCGCCTGTGACGTAGCCCGTGTGGAGGCACTCAATGTTGCGGCCATCATCACCGGATTCGCAGGCATCGTCACCGCAGTCGGTGGTGTCCTCCTCGCCATCCGAGCCGTCCGCAACAAGGAGCGCAAAGCAGCGAAGGAGGAACTCGACACCGTTGATGACATGCTTCAGTCGGAACGGAAGGACAGAATCCAGGCGGAACTACAGAACTACAACCTGAGGCTCAAGCTGGCCCAGCATGGGATCGAGGTACCCGATGAGCCGCCCAACGGACATAGCAGCGAGAATCTTCCGTAGCGCACCCATAGCGTTCACCATCTCTGGCTTGCTGCTGGTGCTGTGTGCAGTCTTCATCCTGGCCGGGGACGCAGCGTCATCCACCGTCGCCAAGGTCATCCCCGGCCCACCAGGAGCAACGGGACCACCAGGCAAGAATGGGGCAACTGGGCCAGTGGGACCGCAGGGACCACAGGGGGAGAAGGGTGCAACGGGAGCTACAGGTAGCTCAGGATCTTCTGGCACGAATTCACAATCATCTGGAGGCGGCGGAACGGGATCTACGGGCGCTACGGGGAGTACTGGAGCGACTGGAGGCACAGGTGCCACCGGATCGACCGGAGCAACTGGAGCAACCGGTGCGGCGGGTCAACAAGGATCCACTGGACTCACCGGGAGTACAGGGGCTACTGGAGCGACAGGAGCCGTAGGTGCTACAGGAGCGACGGGTGAACAGGGTGCAACTGGCCCGTCTGGCGACATCGGACCTGCTGGCCCTCCTGGGCCTGCCGGTGCCACTGGACAGACCGGAGCTACGGGGAAGGTCGGTGCGACCGGACCACAAGGGCCAGCAGGCCCACCAGGAGAAGCCTGCCCCACCGGATTCAGCCTCAAGCCCCTCACCCTAAAGGTGCAGGGGACCGTCTATAACTTCCTGGCCTGCCAGCACTAATTACTCGGTGTCACTCGCCAACCGAGAGGTGAACACGGTGTCCACGTAGCCCGTAGCCCCCAGGAGGATGGGGTCTTCCCCAGCCACGGCAGTGATCTGATCAAACAGTGAGGGTGGCTCGTAG